CCAGGATCATCTGTGAGTTGGTGGCACCCAGGTTCTGTACATGCCCCGTGATCTTCCAGGGCGCGCGGCTGGCCGAGATGGCCGCGCCCGTGGCGACATCCGCGATGAACGTGGTGCCGCCGAACTTTATTCGCAGCGTCATGGAGTCCGTGGTGGCGCTGTTGAACAGATAGTCCCCGAGTAGCGTGAAGCGCACCATTTTGTTGGTGCTCATGACGTTGCCGCCTACGCTGTAGTTGATCAGGTTCGTCTCGGCAGTAGTGTTCGTGACATCAACTGTTGTTGTCACCCTGGACAGGATAGGATCAGCCGCAGCTGGCACGGCAGCCCACTTTACTCCAGGACCCGCGGCCGTATCAGCCGTGAGTACGAAGTTGTCCGCGCCCACCGCCAAGCGCGTTGCGGTGTCCGCCGCGGACCCCACTATCAGGTCGCCCTTGGCGTCAATCAGGGACTGCTGGATCGTGGATGCCACGCTGGCCCGAGCGGTGATCAGGGTGTCGATGGTGTCCATCGCGCTGTTGAACCCCACCCCTGAGGGGGCGTCTGCGGAGGTGTTGTACTTAGGGATACCCAGCGGGGTGGGTGTTCCGGTAGCTCCTGCTGCCATGTGCTACACCTCCTAGACGGTGAGTCGGTACTTGAGATTTCCGAGGCTGACGTACGTGTTGTTCGACGGTGTGGTGGGCACCACGGTGCCGTCTGTGTTGATGACAACGAGGCCGATAGCCCCGTTGGAGATGGTCGCCAGCTCCTGCTTCTCCGGCGGGCGATAGCCCGGCGGCATGGTCCAGGCCGCGCTGCCCACGGTGCCTGTCTTTATCACGCCCTTGAGGTGGACGAACCCGAACGGGTCCTTCCAGTATCCCGGGGTGGCTGAGCCTGCGCCGAACGCGACCCAGGAGTTAGTGAAGCCTGGGGCACCCTGCGCCCCCACGACCGTGAAGGCCGTGGAGGTCAGGAGTGTAATCGTGGTGGGCTTGAGGTTCAGTAGCGTCTCCACCTGCAGTTTGTCCACGCGCAGCTTCTCCAGGAACTGGATGGGCTGGGTCTCCAGATAGTCACGCAACTGCTTGACCAGCGTGGTGGGTGTCCAGTTACCGATGGTCTCTTCTGGCACTAGTTCACCCTCCCCGGTCTGAGCTGCTTGAATCCGAGCTGATAAGGCCCGAACTGCAGTCGATTGACGTAGTTCGTTTCCCGATACAGCCTCATAGAGAAGTACTGAGACTTCTTCGAGAAGCGCGAGCGCTTCGGAAGGAACACCGAGGCGGTCACGTCGTCCCAGGTTGCGAACTCCGCGGCCAGGTCGTCCCAGGACGTGAACAGGTTCCCGAGCTGGTCCCAGTTGTACACTGACGCGGGGAACACCGTTGTCAGCGTGGTGCCGATCTCGTTGAGGCCCAGCACCGTGTCCATCGAGACGCCCCCGCCCTGGGCGAGGTAGTGGATGGAGAACTGCTTGAACCGCTTGAGGCGCAGGCCGTCACCGATGTCGAACTTCTTGGTCTCGATGAACGGGTCCGGCCCCGGGTAGTTGTTGGCGTCCCCGTTGTCCGAGACGGTCGAGTCGATTCCCTCCAGGTCGAACAGGCCCTCCGAGTCGCAGACCACGGCCCTCGTGTAGTCGTACTTGAGGTACGCCGTCATGTCGAAGCTGTCCGTCGTGTCGCCTGCGGTGTCCCAGGTGCTCGGGAGGCCATCACTGTACGTGTCGGCGTCCGTGCGGGACACGCTGGCGCTGGAGTCATAGTATGCCCTCACGTTGGCACCGTTGGTGCCTGCATGGAGCGCGATCCAGTACACAGTGCCTGAGACCAGGCGCTTGGGGATGCGGAACGTGAATACCACATCCGCCGCTGCCGCCCCGTCTGCCACCGTGACCTCGTTCGAGTACTCGATGAGCGCGCCCGGTTCCCCCGAGGCATCGGCGTACAGCCCGGCCTTGAGCAGAGCTGCGCCAGACCCCGAGCCAAGACCGTCGAGACGCCACACCGCGGCCGGAGTGAACCCGGTTGCGGTAGCCGTGACCTTATTGGCCGCGTAGATGGTGTCTGCCGCCAGGTTCCGGGAGGTTCCACCGGCAGCGGTCTTGCCGAGCGACGAGTCCGCCCTGGAGGTGTCCGACCCGTTGACCAGGAACCAGGACTGACGGGCAGACTGCTGCGGTAGGATTGCGGTGCCTCGAAGATGGATTCCGGTGAAGAGGGACACAGCCTCCGACACCATGTTGATCACGACGCACCAATCGCTGACCGGCTGGGCGATGTTGCCCCTCCTAGGAACGACCTCCGGGTCGATAGCCTCGAAGAACAGGAAGTAGTGCGAGCGGGACATCATCGACCACGTTCGATACTGGTCGAAGTTGACCTGGCGCACCGCGTTCTTGTAGACCGTGCCCAGCTTGTTCGCGGTGAGGTTTCGCACGTTCACGCCGTCGTACAGGTAGATGCCGTTTCGCCCAGGCCAGAGCGCCCCACCGCCATACGGTTGGAGGGCCATGGCGTGGAACAGTCCGTCATCCTCCAGCTTGCGCACGTTGAACGAGGTGGGGGAGTTGCCGTAGATCGCGTAGGTCTCGGTCTCCTTGAAAACGAGGAGAGCGTTGTAGGTCTGGAGAAGGCCGCGGATAGGCTCCACCACCGAGACGGTGCTCGGGATGTCGATGAAGTCTCCGTTGTAGGTGGACATGTCCACAGCCTCGGGGTCGGCAGCATCGCTGAACCACACGCGCGAGGAGGTGTCCACGCTGGTGCCGACGTTGGCGTACCACTGTCGCTCGGCATAGGTGGCGTTGAGGAACCCCACCTTACCCACACTGGTTGTGATCTGCACGTTCCAGTCTGAGTCGCCGCGGATGGCGATGTACGGCTCGTCCACCAGGGACACGTTCGCGTTGGCGAACAGCGTGATGCTGGTATCCGACGTAGCCTGGTTCACACGCCCGATCCAGTTGCCGTCCGACAGTCGGTACATGTTCCAGTAGTTGGTGCTGCGGGACCCCTCCGTGACGGCGGGCATGCCCTGCTGCAGCCACTTAGTGCCCCCGCCCGTAGCCGTGGTGGAGGTCGTGGAGCAGGTGACGAGGCCCTTGGCGATGCGGGGCGCGAAGCCTCGCACCGGCTTGATCTCGTAGGCCACCGCTGTGGGGGATGCTTCGACGTACGCCGTACCCGAGGAGCTGTAGGGGCTGGGGGCGACCAGCGTGATGCTGGTGTCCGAGTTCACGGACTTCACAACCCCGATCAGGGTCTTGACTCCCGCCCCGAAGTAGTTGGGGGAAGGCGCTGCGGCCGTGTTAGCGACTGCTGCGAACACGAACTCACCGGGCGAGACGTTCGCGGTGAACGAGGTACCCGTGCCCGTGATCGTGAGACCGCCGCCCTGGAAGGCGATGGTGCCTGTGCTGTACGTGTTGCGGTAGCCCCCGAACCAGTAGGCCAGGCCCTGCGTGGGGGAGTCTCCCTCGTAGCGCCGCGAGGTACCGACCCATGCGCCCCCGCCCAGGGACGGCTTGGAGTCCACGATGCTGAACGCCGTGGACGCCCCGCTCTCAGGTGCGGCGGGGAAGGCATACGGCCAGGTGAAGTTCGTCAACCCCGTCAAGAGGTTGTCGATCATACCCAGGTAGCCGTTGGAGCCGTCACCGTGGAGGATGGCGAACCGCCCCGCCCCGACCGGGTCGGCGCAGACTAGCAGCGCCGTGCCCTTATTGGTCGGGCGGGGAAGGGTGGAAACAGAGATGACTGGCCCGCGAGAGCGGACAAGTCCGGGCTTGTCTACCAGGACATCCTGGAGGTACTTCGCCTCGGTGTCATCCAGCTCCTGTGCCGGGATCGCCAGGTTCATACCACCAGGTATGCCCGGCAGCGTCTCGGTGGACAGGGCCATGTGTCACCTCCTACTCGTACGTGTCGATGTCGAACCAGGGGTCGATGCCGATGTTGTCGTGACGGTCGTACTGACGGACCGACACGTCCTCCAGCATGGACTGCAGCCGCTGCTCGAAGTGCTGCTGGAACCGCAACGACAGCTCTGGATCGTCCTCCAGATCGTACAGCCGGTAGAGCGCCCCTAGCACGAGGAGGCGGTGGTGGCGGATGGGCCACTCCACCGCGGACTCCGTGGTGCTCTCCGTTAGGGTCGCAGGCACTCGGAAGTACCGAAGCCGGACACTTGCGGAGGCGGAGGGCACGGGCCACACGTACAGGTCCTTGCCGATGAAGTAGTACACAATAGGGCTACCTGTGTCCGTGTAGTCAGTACCACGGGTGTCGAGGTCGTCCAGTCGCACCCACTCCAGCGGTAGGTTCTGATTCGTGAGGTCCACGAGGTCGATCAGCGCACGGTGGTTGGCGGGGAAGTTCGTCGCCAGCCCCGAGGAGCCGGAGAAGGTGAGGTTGAGGCTGGTCTCCAGGAAGGACCAGGGTTGACGAGACGCCGCGTCGTACAGCGCGTCGTTCAGCATACCGACCTTGCGTGTGTTCGTAGAGTCGGTGAAGCCGTGGTCGTTCAGTTCTGAGATCATCGCCGGGGCGTCCATGTCACCCCCCTCTAGAAGCCGCCACCGCGAACGATGGCCTGGTACACACCGGACGGAATGAGCTGGCCCTGGTACCACACCATAGGACCGGCCGCACCTGCGACCTGCGCCGGTGTGCCGTCCGGGTATGCGGATGCCACGCTCTGATTGAGCTGTTCCTGGGTCTGCGTACCTTGATCCAAGGGGTCGCCTGCAGAGATACCGGCCCACTGGTTGGGACGAAGATTGGGTACGCCCGCCATACCCCCTGGGTCTGAGACTCCGCCGCCCTGGAACCCAGTGCCAGGATCGGGAGCGCCCGGCTGAAACTCGGCCGGATCGAACTCACCGATGCGACCCTGTCCCTGCCCCATGCCCTGCCCAAGCAGGTCTCCCAGCTTGCCGCGCAGGAGGGGGAACCGAGCCTGGTTAGCCCTTGAGCGTCCCAGTCCGCCCCCAACGGAGCCGCCGATTCCGGCGCTTCCGCGGGCTGCCGCAGCGCGCTGTAGGGCGCGCTTGCGCCGCTGGTTGCCCAGCCGTACGTTGATGCGGTCGTAGCCGTTCAGCATACTAGGCCTCTCTCTTCTTGAAGTCGCGCTTGGTTCCTTTGACGTTCGCCACTCGACCGGTGTAGCCCTTCACGTCTCGATGCGCCCACTCGTACGCCTCGGCGGCGATGCTCGTGGCCTGCTCGGAGGCGTAACGCTGTTCTCGCTCGTAGGTCTCGTTGGACTTGAGCATGTCGGTGAGGATCTTGTCCCCGTGGATGCGCGTGTCCGCCCGGTACAGGCGGTCGCTGATGACCTCGGGGGACGGGAGTTGCGGTCCAAGCCCGATGACCGGGTAGGGCGGCTTGTCTGGCCCCTGCTTGAGCCAGATGCACCAGTCTCCGGTGAGGAGGTGCTTGCCCAGGGTCAGGTTCTCGTTGTACGTCTCTACGGCGCGCTTGGCCGCGACGACCTCGGGCGGTGCATCCGCCTCGGGCGTCCATATCTTGGTGTCACTGGTCTTGACGCGCTGCATGACATCGAGTGTGCTCACTGGTCCTCACCTCCTTGAAAGGGTTAGATGCCCCCCGATTCGACCCAAGCGGGTCAGGCTCGGGGGGCGAAGCCTTGCTACTGGTGGGACTCTAGGCTAGGCCTAGTAGCCCAGCGCGTCCGTGAGACCGCTCATGCGGAGCTGCACGTTGCGCCTGTCGGTGCCGATGTTCAGGTACCGGAAGAGCACGGACTGGAAGGCGTCCTGGTTCTGGACCCACTTCACAGCCTGCCCGTCCCGCGCCAGGAAGTCCCAGTCCGCCGGGGAGAACACCATCAGGTGACTCTCGTCCAGGAAGAACAGGTTTCCGTACGGCGAGTGACGGTCCGCGAGGAAGGGCATCCCCTGGAACTCCAGGAGCTGGAACCCACCGCGGATCTTGGTCGGCTCGACGAACTGCCGCAGGCCCTGCAGAGCGTTGAAGTACACGCGCTGGAGACCGAACGACCCGAGGATGATGCTGGGCTTCCCGCCGCGGATGCGGACGTTGTTCCAGTTCTTCACCATGTTGTCCTCGGTGAGGGCACCACCGGCGGTGTCCCGCAGGTTGTCCCAGTACTTGCTCGTCGAAGCGTTGATCCCGCCGACGGTGTTAGCCGCCGTCGAGACGAGCTTCTGCAGACCGTTGTCCACCTCGTAGACCACCGTGGCGTCCGTGGCGGAGGTGTTACCCGCGACGTAGCCATAGTTGGCCGACGTGACCGTCACCGAGGTGCCGATGGTGATGCTCGGCGTGGCCTCGTTGATGTCAGTGATGGTCGTGGCTGCGGCCAGGGTGTCCGGGTCAGCGGCCGTGCCGAGGTCGATCTTCTGACCCACGTACACGAACCCCTGCCGGATCGGCTCGGCGGAACCGAGCGTCACCGTGGTGGACGGACCGGACGACCCGCACTGGAAGAGCCGCGCATCGCCGTTACCGTAGAATTGGCGAGCGAGGTCGTTCATGAGGTCGTTCTTGATGCCGTCCAGCTCGGACTTGTAGGCCTCCAGGAACGCCCCTGAGGTGTTCTTCGACTTCTGCAGGGACGGACCCGACACCTGGATGGTGCCGTAGAGGTACTTGAGGTCGAACTGCGCCCGCGCGTACGTCTGATTCGTTGCGGTCGGCAACGTACCGAGTTCCGGGCGAGCACCGTTCCCGCCCGAGCGAGCGGTGTGCAGCGGCACGAAGGCCGCGTTCCCGACGAGATCCTTGTTGTTCACGTCCCACCGGGCAAGCACCGCGATCTCGTTGTTGATCTGATCGCGGACCGGAGGGAGGTAATACTCCTTGAGGATGCTCGTCAGGGTTGAGATGGTTGCTCCAGGCATGCCGGGAGAACCCCCTTATGAGGTAGAAGGGACGAGAGAGGGCGCGCGAAGTGCTACATCTCGGGCTGGGACTCGATCAGCCGGAGGGTCTCCATGGCCGCGCGATGCGCGTCCTTGAGGTCCGACGGGTCGTAGTTCAGCTGGGCTGGTGCAGCGCCGGTAGGAGCACCGATAGGTGTCACTCCCGGCACGGCCGTACCCTTGTGTCGCACGTACCGTCCGAGGCGACGGGCGAACTGGCCCTCGTAGCTCTCCTGAGCCTGGAGGAGATCGCCGTCGTAGAAGGAAGCCAGTTCGTAGATGGCCTCCACGTCCTCGTCCGAGTACTCCGGGTTGGAGCCGCGGATGATGTTCTCCTGGCGTTGGAGTTCACCCATCGCCTGGAGAAGTTGGTGCTCTTCGCGCTCGGCTGCCAATCGCTCAGACTGCGTAGACTCGAACCTGTCGAGCTTCTGCTGCATGGACGTGACAGCCTCAGCCAGCGGTGCCAGGCTCGGATCGCCGTCCACGAGGGAGTCGAGGGTACCCTTGAGCGCTGCGCTCTCCGGCTTGTCCTCGTAGTCGTACTCGTAGTTCGGGTCCTCGAACTCAGCTACCCCCTGCTCAGCCAGCCATGCGCTCGCCTCTTGGACGAACGACAGCAGACCCTCGGGGGACTGAACCGTCTGGAGCAGCTCTGCGGCAGCGCCCAGGTCTACGCCCTGGTACTGTTCGTAGAGCCGCACAGCCTCCGCGTCCTGCTGGCGCTTCCGCGTGTAGTCCGCCTGCATGAGGCGGTACGCCGGAACCAGCTCGGGTGGGAGACTGTTGGGATCGAACCTCTCTGCGAAGATGTCCTCGGTGGGCGCGGGCTGCGCCGGAACTACCGGCTCGACCGCGGGGGCCGGGGTTGCATCTGTCGATGGAGCAGGAGTTCCCTGTGGTACAAGACCTTGATTCGCCGGGTCAAACCCGTCGTTCGGCTTCCAGTCGCCGGTAGAGTTGCCCGTCTCCGGGTTCATACCGTCAGCGTCGAAGGCTGCATCGAGTGCTGCCTCAGCCTGCTCAAAGGTCATAGCTTCTGTTGCTGACATCTCTTCCTCCTCTAGCCGGGTAGGAGTGCCCTAGGGGCTTGTTCAACTACCTCAGCATCTATGATGTCCTCAGCCCTGCTTAGTGCTGAGCGGCGGCTGGCCTCTGCGAAGCCAGAAACGAGCGCGTGCAGTTCGTCCACTGAGGGAAGAAGATGCCGATGCTCGACCGTGCGGTCCGCCAGACCGCGCGCACGGGTGATCTTGTCGTCCAAGATCCCGACGATCTTGATGAGGTCGCCAGGCTTGGCCGTGTGAAGCTGTCGTTCGAGTTCGTTCAGCGCCTTCATGCGGATGGTTTCAGCCTTGTCCGCGAAGGTGCCGATGGCCTCGTCCAGCTTCTCAGGAGCGGGGAGCGACTCAAGTCTAGCCCATTCATCCCGCCAACTGCGAAGGGTGCTGATCGGCACCCCGGTGTCGCGCGACGTGCGCTTGATATTTCCTTCGTTCGAGGCGAGCACGACGTACGCCGACGCTTTCTGCTCGTCGGTGTACGTCGCCCTGCCTGCCACTATTTGCTCCTCGCCGTAGCGTGCATGCGCCTGATCTTGGCCTTGTGGGCCTCGTCCTTGCGCTGCTCTTCGCGGTCGGCGTGGAAGAGCGACTGCTCTCCCTGTGACTCTGCCTGCGCCAGGCGGTTCTGAGCCAGACCAACCTTCGCAGTCGCTTCCGCGACCTTGAGGTTGTGCTCGTCCTGGGCCTGCGTCATCGTGAGCATCTGCTCCATCGGAGTGAACGGGTCGTTCCCCGCCTCCTCCGCGTCAGGCTTGTCCACGCTGTCGTAGACGTTGGTCTCCAGGGGCTGCTCAGCCATGTTCTCGGGCGTCACGGGGACGCCAGAGCCGCTGAGGATAGCCGAGGCCGCGGTCGGACCGACCGTGCCCTGCAGATGGAGGGTCGTCTTGACCGCCTCCGGCTGCACCTGTGGCCGGTTCTGCGACAACGCCTGCACCGTCAGTTCGTGGTGCATGAGGTAGCGCTGCTGCACTTCCGGCGGGATGTGCTCGAACTCGCTCGTCTTGAGGAACGCGGCATGGATGTCCGCGTGTGCCTGCATGTTCTCGTAGGGAGTCGGGAGCACCGAGGCCTTCATGATCAGGTACTGCATCTCCTGCTCACTGATGATCGGCTGACCCGTCTCCGGGTTCTGCCCGCCCTGGATGCTGGCGACCCACTGTTGAGCGCCCTGCGGGTACAGGGGCTGCCCGTGGAGCATCTTGTCGTGCTCACGGGTGGCGTGGTCCTCGTCTACCGCCATCGAGGCGGTGATCGAGCGCATGTCGGCCAGGTCGAGTTCCCTCGCAGCCTGTACCGGGGTCATCACTCCGAGGTTGATCAGCTTCTCGATCCGTGCCAGCCGTCCGGCCCGCGTGCGCGGGAGACCCGAACCGGCCTCTGCATGGAACGTGAAGCCGCCCTGCAGGTCGGCCTGCTTGAAGTGATGGACCTGATTGGACCCGCTGGGACCCTTGATCTTGAGGAGACGCGGCTCGATGTAGAACTCCTGAGCCAGCTTGGCGAGCATCATACCGGTGACGGCGAGGTTGTGCTCGATGCGCAGGATCAGGGGGGCCACCTGGTCAACCGCAGCCTCCTGCAGGAGGTCGATTGCGATGCCCGCTTCGACGTTCGGGGGAACATCTCCACGCGACACCGCTTGCAGATTGAACAGACGGTCGAGACGAGTCTGGATGTTCTGCAGTACCTCGAACACGCTGTTCGGGAGGGAGGGCATGTCCCGCCACTCAGGCTTCTGGCCCGCGACGGGATTGTAGTAGTTCACCGCTCCTGGTTCCGTGGTCAGCTTGTTCGTGAGTGAGTTGACGGGGGCCAGCATCTGCGGGCGCACCGTCAGGTTCTTGTGCATGACGATCTGAGAAATCGTCCGGTTCAGCTCCTTCTGGAGCGGCCGAGCGTCAGAGATCAGCGGGCGGTCCTCGGGACCCTGTCCCGGGAACTGCACGAGGGGTAGCTCCTGGAAGGGGTACTGCCAGGGCGTGTCAGCCAGGATCTCGTTCTGATCCTCGACCCACACGACGTAGCGACCCTGCGGCAGCGCCGCGGTGGGGCGGAAGTACCCGACGTACACATCCTTGAGCAGGTTGCTGACCTGCTTCTCCAGCTTGATCTGCCCGAAAGTGAGGAGGCTGTCGTGCTCCGAGGGGAGCGTGTCCGGCTCGATGTCCTTCTTCCAGCGCGCCTTGATCTCCTCAGGAGACATGGTGTGCCTACAGATGGCGTAGTCCGCCTCCTGTGGGTCCTTCGCGCCCGGGGAGAGCCATACGTCCTCGCCTCTCAGGGTTTCGACGCACACATCGCCCAGGTTGACCTGGCGCTCGAACTCGCGCTGGTCGATACCCATGGTTCGCAGCTCCGCGATGAACAGTTCACGGACCGACTCGTTGACAATCGGCTGCCCATCCTCGGGGTTGATCGTGAAGCGCATCGGCTTGCCCGCAAGCGGGTCCCAACTGACCTTCCAGTAGCCCTTCGAGGTGAGGGAGTACATCAGGGCCTGCTGTAGCTTGTTCGTGAGGTCCAGTTCGTGCCACCAGTACTCGAACAGCCTCTCGCCCATCTCTGCGGCCTTGCGGTCGGAGTTGGCGGGGCTGTCGGGTGTGGCGTACATCTGCGGCTTCGTCTTGATGAGCTGCGCGACGTAGGCCATCGACCCAGGCAGGAGCTGGTTGGAGGTGAGTCGCACCTGATAGCGCGCCTTCTCCCCGTCCTCGGTGGGAAGGGACTCCACTTGGCCGTTGATCTTGTTGTAGAAGGCCCACTGGTTGCCGTCCAGGAAGGCGCGGTTGAGCGCCCAGTCCCGTACGTCGGTGGTGCGCAGGTCCTGGAGCTGCTTACGACGCTTGGCGAGGTCGTCCGCAGTCTTGAGGTCCTTCACGGACTTATAAGACGACACAGACTCGGACATATCCCACCCCCTACGCCTTGTTCAGGTATTCGATTGCCTTCGCTAGCGCCGAAATGCTGTCCTTGAACAAACCCAGGCCAATGTTGCAGTCTCTACACATCAGCCCACGAACATCTCCGGTTTCGTGATCGTGGTCCACGGCAAGCCGACTCCCTGTGGAGCATGGTTCACCGCAGATAGCACACACACACCGGATTGTTCATCGTGAAGTTCGTCGTACCGCTCAACGGACATATCGAACCTAGTCCGGAGTCGGTATTCCCGCTGCCGAGCACGTACCTCGGGGCTGTCGTGATAACGGCGGCGTTGGTAGTTGCGATTGTACTCCCGCTGCTTTACGGGGTCCTTGTAGGGCATGCGTCACCTCCTGCAGCGTCTAGGTGAAGTTGATTTCGCGGTTCAGTGCCCCGATCTGTGCAAGGGCTGCTT